CTACCGCCCTCTCCATACCCCTACCACCTGCCCAAAAGAGCAGTAAGTTTGCGGTCCTAATATAGGCCCAGAGTCGCCCCAGGTGCAACTTTTTTTATGGTATTCGGCTACGGCTGAAGTCGTAGCCGGCTTCCTACAAAAATTAGTGGGGGGCGTTTAGGGCGCTTTAAAACAGAAACTTTTTGAAAAACTTTCCACAGCAAAGCGCCCTAAACGCCCTGCAAAAATTTCAGGGCGCTTTCAGGGCGCTTTTGTTTTTATTTCGTAACTACTTTATTATATATATATTTACGAGACAAAAAAACCAACTTCAGGGCGCTTTCAGGGCGCTTTCTTTTCTTTCATAAACCCTAATAAAACAATAACTTAAATGCCATTCAGGGCGTTTAGGGCGCTTTTTCTCGCGAAAGTTGTACTGCAAAAACTTGTATCTTTGTCTGTAATTGGTAAATAGGGTAAAGTAGATAAATACACGAAATATATATAGGAACTCTTGGGGTAACGCGCCCTAAACGCCCTAACAGGGGTTAACCCGATGGTTAACAACGAGTTACGGCAAAAACAAAAGCGCCCTGAAAGCGCCCTGAAACCGATAACTCGTTGTCCTGCAACGATTAAAAACGCCCTGGAAAAATTTTCCTACTAAAATAGGGAGGACCGAAGCCACCAGGAGGGGGCCAAATCTCGGTACCTTCGGCGGGCTGGCCAGCAGAGGCTACCGGGTGGCCGTAGGACGCGGTGGCTCGGAACCGGCGGGGTTGGCGGGTGCAAACCTTGCCCACTATGCCCACTATGCCCACTATGCCCACTATGCCCACTATGCCCATCTTGCCCACTTTGCTCATTGACGGCCTCTTATCTTTGGGGTAAGACTCGGCGGGAGTCTATCGGGCGTCCTCTGGACATCCTGGCCTCGCAGCCGTCCAGGGGCGACCCAACTCAGGAGAGACCATATAGTGCCTCGCGTAGGATCAACCCACTATCCGTATACTGCTGCCGGCAAAAAGGCCGCAGCAGCAGCCCGGAAGGCGAAGCGGAAGGCCAAGCCGAAGCCGAAGAAGAAGTAGTGAATTACACTACCGCGACTTGGCCAAGCGATAGGTGGCCGAACTTCTCCTTTGCCGAGCTGGCTTGCCAAGAGACCGGCGAGTGCAGGATGGATCCGCTGACAATGGATAAGCTCCAGCTACTCCGGTCCCAATACGGTCAGCCACTAATCATCAGCTCAGGCTATCGTAGCCCGGACCATAGCATCGAGGCCGCGAAGGAGCAACCAGGCACCCACGCCAAAGGCCGAGCCATAGACGTAGCTTGTGCTGGCGTCGATGCCTACAAGATACTGACCGAGGCGCTGATAGTAGGGTTCACTGGGATAGGGGTCAGCCAGCAAGGCGCTGCGCGATTTTTGCATTTAGATGACCTCGGCCCAGCGGAGCATAGCGTACCCAGGCCGACGATCTGGAGTTATTGACAGGTGGATTCCTAAAAATGCCAAGAGGCGGAAATAACAATCCAAACGGGTCACCTCCGCGCAATACCGCGGAGCAAGTAGCCGCAGCGCTGCTGGCCACCGATGGCAACCTGACCGCTACCGCGGCGAAGCTCGGCGTCACGCGCCAAGCTGTATACAACTATATAGACCGCTACAATCTCAAGAGCGTCCTCGATGAAGCCCGCGAGAAGATGGTGGACGAGGCCGTGGGCCAGCTTCACCGGCTGGTCAGGGACGGCAACCTGGGGGCGACGATATTCTACCTCAAGACCCAGGCCAAAAACCGCAACTACTCCGAGCGTATCGAGCAGACCGGCGCCAATGGCGAACCCATCGAATACCGCCAGATACGGACCGAGGGTAGGCCGGGGATCGAAGAGCTTAAGACCGCACTCAATGGTAATAGGGTAGCGCATCTTGTTGAGGAAGACGAGTAGTGGAGTAGTAGGTGTGCGGCGTAAGCGTAGTAAGGTGTTCAAACAAAACCCCAGGAGGGTAATATCATGCCACGACAGAAACGTAGGCCAGGTGGAGCAACGGCTGCCTTAAAAAAGTTGGCTTCAAGACGGCGCTCCAATCCTCAGGCAAGTAGACGTAACCGACAAAGTACTCGGCGAAGTTAGTCAGAGGACTCGGCGAGCGTAAAAGGTAACACTCCTTATTGGGTAGCCTATGACCGTTGTAACCGAGTCCGGGGCGGCGCCAGCGTTCCAGCGCGGCGAAGATAGCTATGCCTGGGCGGCTCAACCTGGACCGCAGCGCACCGCCATATGGATGGGCGAGGCGGTCCAGGAGCTGTTTTACGGCGGCGCCGTCTTTGGCGGCAAGACGAGTTACCTCCTCGGCGACTTCGCCCAGGATTTATCTCAGGGCGCTAACTGGCGAGGCGTCCTGTTTCGGATGTCCTACCCGGACCTCGAGGAGATCATCGACCAGAGCCACCAGATATACCCATACGTAGGCGGCGAGTACCTGGTCGGCAAACATACCTGGACTTTTCCGGGCGGCGCTACGCTGCGACTGAGGCACCTGGAGAAAGAGACTGATTTTACCAAGTACATGGGCTGGTCGCTGAGTTGGATAGGCTGGGACGAACTGGTCTCCTGGCCCTCTATGCGGCCCTATAAGATGATGCTATCGAGGCTACGCGGTCCTGCTAACCATAAGCGGGTAAGAGCTACCGGCAACCCCGGTGGCCGCTGCCATGCCGAGGTCAAAGAGTACTTCGGCATAGGCGACTACCCGGAGGGTATGGTGCCGCTGGAGGACCAGGCTACCGGGATGGTCCGAATGTTCATCCCCTCGCGCATCCACGATAACAAGATCGGGTTGCGCGATGACCCCGGCTACGAGCAACGGCTGGAGGGGTTAGGCGACCCCGAGCTGGTTAAGGCGTGGAAAGAGGGCGATTGGGACGCGATACTCGGGTCGTATTTCTCGATGTTCACGCGCCGAGAATGCGAGGTCGAGCCCTTCCTGGTACCGCCCAACTGGAGCGTTTTTCTTTGCATGGATTATGGGGAGCATAACGCCACCGCGGCGCTGCTGCTGGCGGTGGACTACGACAACGATGTTTGGGTTGTTGACGAGTATTACCGGGAGGGAGCTGGCGGCGCTGATCACGCGAGGGGTATCAAGGCAATGATCGAGAACTGCCCTTATATCACGGATCGGCCCCGGCTCAACCTGGCTCCGGCGGATATGTGGACTAAGCGGAGTCCGGGCGAAGCGGCCCAGGCGCTGGCGCCGAAGGATAGCTTCGAGGCCGAGGGCGTCCACCTTACTCGGGCTAACAGCGATAGGGTCAACGGATGGCGAAACATCAAGGATCTAATGTATGCGGGGCGGCTTAAGTTTTTTCAGGGGCGAACGGAGCAGACGGTCTCGAGCCTCTCGACTGTTCAGCGGGATCCGAACAACCCGGAGGACGTACTCAAGGGGGGCAATGACCACCCTGCTGATGCTCTGCGCTACGGCATTAATCACGTATATCGTCCGCGTAAGAGGCAGGACGGCCCCCAGGCCGATGGACAGCGACTTCTGGACTTGTTAGCGGATGATGAGCCTAAGTACAGGTACGCAGGGTAATGGGTTATATACAATATGAATAAGCAACAACTGATATTCTGGAAGAGCGAACGGGAGATGCTGGACCGCCTCTACCGCGATAGGCTACGCGATTGGCAGCGGCTGACCGATCTCTATGACCTCCAGTTCGACCAGCGTATACGCGACCTGGACCCCCAGGACTTGGTACGAGTCTCGCGCTTCTACCCGGTGGTTCGCCAGATCATCTCGACGATTGCTTTTAGGTATCCCAAACAATTCTTCATCATCGAGGACGAGGGCGGCGACGATGTGGCGGCGTTGCTTGAGCGGGCGAGCTCGGCCTTTATGAATTTGGCCAACGTCAAGGACCATGTTCATCAGGCTATCTTTGACGCGCTCTTTACGGGGGTAGGCTGGCTTAGGCTGGACTACAACCCTCCCGGCGACGATATGATAGCGCCCTACGTCACCAATGACGATATGGCCGACGATATGGTGAGTGTGTGCCGGGTCTCGCCGGGGTTCGTCCATGTCGATCCTACGGCGGCACCGCATAGGCTTGGGACGGCGCGGTATATCCGGGAAAAGATGTGGGTGCCGTTGAAGTTCTTGAAGGACGATCCCGAGATCCAGAATAAGCGGGCGCTCAAGGCGTCTACGGTAGGCGATGACGACGAACTGGCCTTTGGCGAGGTGATGGGCGCCCAGACCGATACGGAAGAGATGGCGGCGCTCAAGGACTCGGTGGATAACGGCGACTTTGTACTGGTGGACCGCATCCACGATAGGATCAACCGCAAGTTGATCATGTTTGCCGATAACGTCGAGGAGCCGATACTCGAGCGAGAGCATCCGTTCGTACGGATGAGCTTCCCGCAGATGGTTAACTCGATTGGCCAGTTGATCTTTGAAGAGGACGAGACCGGCCAGCTCACCGAGCCGGTGCTGGACCTGGAGAATGGCGAACCGGCGGAGGGCTTCTTGGTTGAGAACGGCTTTCCGTTCGTGCCGATCAAGTTCGACATGAATGCGAGCAGCTACTACCCGCAGCCGCAGATGGCGTATCTGGAGGATATTCAAAACGGCATCATCGAGCAGGTCAGTAGGCGGTCTGATATACTGAAGCGGACGGCGCGTCAGGGTGTTGTCAACGAGTCGGAGGCGATGGCCAACCCGGAGTTGTTGGAGAAGCTCAGGCGAGGCCGCGATGGTGAGTTTGTGACGATGCAGGATATTGGCGGCATCAAGCAACTGGACTTTGCCAGCGTCCCCGCGGATCTCTACCGGCATGAGAACAGCTTACTGAGCTACGAGGCCGAGATAGCGGCGGTCCAGCCCCCGGCACCGGGCGAGAGCGATTCGGCTACGGAGGCGGCGGTGGTGGCCGCAGCGGCCCAACTTAACGGCAACTGGATGGAGGCTAAGGTGGCCGGGGCTTACGAGCTGGTAGTACGTAACGCTTTCCAGATCATGGGCGACCCGAGGTATACGCCCGAGAATTTTGCGCTCAACGTAGCCCCTGACGGCGAGGCTATGATGGTCCGGGCGCTACGCAATAGCGATTTCCTCTGGAACTTCCGCATCCATACGCGGGTAGGGTCTACGCAACCTTTATTCGAGCAGTTAGAGCAGGATAGGTTCCTGGCCTTTTGGGACCGGGCCGCGGGTCGGCAAAACTTCGACCAGGTGGAGTTGGACAAGGCGATGGCTAACGCCTTCGATATTGTCGATGTCGAGAAGCTCATGGTCTCAGATACCAACGTCGAGGCCCAGCGGGCCGCGCAGCTCGAGAATGACCGGTTCGTACAGATGGTCGATACGGACGTATTGCCCGAGCAGGACCACCTGACCCATGCCGAGATACACGCCACCTACCGGGAGCATCCCGTCTATACGCAATTATTGCAGTCGGCGCAGATGACCAACCCGATGGGCCAGCCGCTTAATATGGGGGTGGCGCAGCAGATACAGCAGATAGACCAGATAGTGGTAGCCCATGTACAAGCGCATCAGGCGGCGCTGGAGGCCGAGGAGCAGGGCGCTGCGGGTAGGCCCGGAGGCGGTGGAGGCGGTGGAGCAGTAGGGGCCGAGGATCTTATCGGCCAGGTCCAGAGCAACGCCCAGAAGACGAGCCAGGCGGCTCAGGTAGAGGCTAACGAGAGTATACGAGGAGCGTAGTATGGCTAAAGCGAAAGCAGCACCCAAAGAGAAGGCGGCACCGAAGGCTAAGGCTAAGAAGGTCGATGCAGGTTTATGCCCTAGCTGCTCAACCGCGGTTAAGAGCGTCTTAGGTCGGGCTAAAGAGTCTAACGCCTCGGATAGCGTGGTCTATACGATCAGCGGGGCCGATTACAAGATGCTCGAGGAACTGGTAGGGTAGGATAGTTATATGGCGCGGGGCGTAGTCTACGACTCACTGGCCGCACTGGTCGATTACCTCCAGCAGGAGGAGGAGGACCGGGTCGTACCTATTTCATCGGTAGCGGACTTACTGAGTAGCGAGGGCGCGGTAGGTCAGGCCGCTCGAGAGCTTAACGATCTACGGCGCCAGGCGGGGCAAGGGATGATGCAGATAGGGGAGGATATTGAGGGCTCGAGGTCGATGCAAGCGAAAGGCGACCTGGAGGAGATGGCGACCATACCGGGTCATATGCTGGCTAATACGCTCCAGGCCGGGGGTTACCTGACGCAGTTCGGGGCGGATGATTGGGAGGATGTTAAGCGGGTGGCGGGGACGGTGGCCGAGGAGGCGATGGATCCTAAGTATATCGAGGGGGGCTGGGTGCGTCCTACGGCGGAGGCGGTGCAGCCTTATTTGGAGAAGCCGTATAAGGTAGCGCAGGAGATGGGGGTAGGTGAGGTTTTACCGGGGGTTGGGTTCTTGAGCAAGCTGGGGATGGCGGTGGGGCCGATGGGTAAAATGGCGAAAGCGGTAACAGCGCCAGGCCGCATAGACCTCAAAGACTTCAAGCATCCGACAAACGGCCCCAACCAGCGCTCGATAACCGAAGTGAGCTTGCGCGAACTCTCACAAGACGAGGCTATAGAAGCTGCGACCAGGGGCGTCCACCTAAAGCGAGACAAGACCGGGCAATATATCGGTGCTCCACGCGGAGTCAATACGCCGGCAAAGCTGAACG